GAAAAACCAAAAAGTTTCGCCATAATTTATTTTTTAACTTAGTTCTTTAGTCTATTTATTACGCTTCTTCAGTTGAAGGTGTCCAGTACTGAACTTGGAATTCTACTGTGAATTCCTCAATAGTATCGCTACTATCATAGGAAAGGTCAATTGCAGCAATGTTAGTGGGGAAAATATCAAAGAATTTATATGTAGCAGCAGTTTCAAGACCAGTTCCAACGGCCGTATTTTTACCTACTGCACTATTTCCTCTTCTAAATTGCTTTACAAAAGCATCACACATATAATCTGATGGATTGGTAAAACCACTACCATCAGCATATTGTCCTATTGATTGCATCCAAGCTTCCATAGCATCTCTGATAAGAAAGTCTTGATCATTAATTACAGTAATAGTCCAAGGATCAAATGTACGATCCCCTGCAACTTTAAAGGTTCTTCCTCTAAAAGGAACGTCAACTGATGCAATATTTGATGCAGGAAGGGCGGCCGCCTTACATAAAATGGGGAAGTTTTCGGTTAAATTTATTCCAGATGGTGGAGCTGGAATTGTTACTTCAAATAGATTGGGACGAGCACCACCACCAATGAGTGCTGATTTAAAGTCCTGAATAGAGTGTGGCATTTTTTTAAGTCCTCCTTGGTGTTTTTAAATTAAATCAAACAGTACCAGCAACTTCATCAAAACTTACTCCAGTTCTTGTAGCAACAAAAGTAAGTGTGACATAATTAATAGACTTAGCAGGTTTCAGGTAAATGTCAGCTCTAAATTCATTATTATCAATAACATCTGGTGTATTATTTGATGCATCACAAACAACTAAGAATCCATAAAGACCACGCTTTGCTTGAACATCGCGAAGGTAAGGTTCAACAATGTTTCTAAAGTTCGCTCTCGTAATCTCATCATTAAGTTCAAAGAGTTGTGCCTGAGCACTTCTTTCTAGTGCCTGTTCAATTGTAAGGAACAGACGGCGAACATTGATTCTATCAAATGCGGATGCATACCCAAGAGCAGTTTTATCACCAAAGAGAAGAATTCCAACACCAGGTTGATTAACAATTGAGTTAATTCTTAATGGATAAAGTTGATCTCTCTGTGCCTTACTTGGATTGTATGCAAGTTTAATCGCATTATTTAAAATACCTCTCTGCTGTCCTGCAGGAGAGAACCAAGGATATGCAACAATATTTGTTCTAACCATTAAACCGGCAACATCAGCGTTGCAGGGAATATAGCGGAACTTATTGTTAAATCTATCGTATGTGTACTTATATCCAGAATCAAAAACTGCATAAGATGAAGAGGAAAGTGGAGAGAAGAACTCCAATATATTATCAGTTTGGGTATCAGTATTTGTAATATCTACAACATCTGCACGATGAGGTGAGATTACTGCAATACAATCCTTTCTTCCATTAGCAATTGAAATGAGATGATTTGCTTTTGCCTGAGAATCAAGTTTATTTCCTAATCCTGGGCCCATAATTAAATAATCTACTTGAATTTCATCTCTATTTGAGAATAAATTGTAGGAAGTAAAGAGATCTCCAAGAGTTGCTGTCATACCACCAGTTGAACCATTATAATCTTTTCCACCAGTTAGATTATAAGTTACATTTCCAAGAGCACTGTAAACTTTGTCTTGTGCGTCTTTGTTCCAAAGACCTTCTGTAGTTGTATAATCAGTAAATGCTGAAGAGAATCCAGTTGCAACAACTGGTTCGTTTGCATTTGCTTGATCTGAAGGATTGTCTCCAACATAAACATAATTTGAATATGTTGCAAGATAGTTCTTCCACCAGATTTTTTGTGGGGAATTAACCGCAGAAACTGCATCAGTTGCTTTAGATAGTCCAATATGCTTTTCAAGAAGATTTCCTTGAATTCCAGTAACTGTTCCAGTATCATCAACAATAACTACGTGAATTTCATCACTCTTACCATTTCTATTAGCGGCATATTGTGAAGTGCCTGGTTTTGGTGCAATTGAATTCCAATAAATTGAAGTATTTGATAAGTTAAGAGTCTGCTGATCATACCAATCAAGAATTGGATTAGATCCAGTATTAATTGTACAACTATCTACTAAAGCACCGGTGTCGTCAATTATTCTTACAGTAATACTTCCACCACTTGTTGATGGTGTAAATGATGCTAAACGAGACTTTTGTGCATAAGTTACTTTAGTCTCTGTTCCATCGGTAGAAACGATAGAATTAATTTTAACATCAAGAGTGCTTGCTCCAATGCCAGTTACAATTCCCTTTAAATATCCATTAAATGAGGAAGTTGTACCAATACCAGCAGATGCAACATTAGTAAGTGTAGTAGTTACTCCCATACCAATTGAGGCATTTGCAGTAACTGCAGCACCAACATTTAAGATTTGGTCTGCTTTATCATCAATTACACAAACTTTTAAGTTATTTGCCCAGGAACCTGGATTTTTTGCTGCGAAAATATAATTAGCAATATCATCTGCGTGGTTTGCCTCATAGTCATCAAAATTCTTGATCTTGAGTGAGGGATCTCCTGCAGTAGAAACTCCTGCAGAATTTCGAATAGCATTTGCAGATCTTAGGTTGGTGCCATCTACTCTAGCTACTTTAAGAACACCACCATATGAAAGAAATGATGATGCACTCATCCAATACTCATATTGTGAATCTGATGAGATTGGTTTTCCAAAAACCGTAAGTAATTCGTTCTCTGTAGTAATATCAATTGGTTCTTCAACTGGACCAATTGCAAAAGGACCAGCAATTGCTCCAATGTTATCTAAAACATTATCAGCTCTTCCTACTGTTAAATCAACCTCTCTGACGAGTACGCCTGGAGATAATTGAGGAGTCGCCATTTTTTTCTCCGTAAATCTCAGTTTAACTAGAAATTATTTATTAAAACGACACTTTACGTAGGGGAAACAAGACGTGAATATCTACCAATCAGGATATTCCCATTTGGTGATCTGTGAGTATTTTCTCTTTGATTCAATAACTCTTTTTACAGTACATTCTTTACATTCATAAGAAAATGAAGATGCTACTGGTCCTCTATCTTTGCGTGTTCTATAAAACCCATCTATTAAATTTTTTACTTCAAAACAAACTCTACACTCTCTATCAGTAAGCAATAAATGACCTAATTTAATTTGCTTATCTAAATCCATTACATATATTCCCACATATAAGCACGATCTCCATATTCATCTAAATGCCATCTATCACCATCCTGATCAACAAAACTATCTTCATCTAAACCGTCAGAAACAAATCCAAATGGAGACATATCTTGTTCAATTTGATTTCTTTGCTCCTCATATAATCTTTTTCTTACGTCTTGATCGGTAAGTTCTTTGAAGTAGTCTTGAGCCACTAACCAAGCGTAAATTACAAGACACATTGCCAAATCATCATTACATCCTTCTTCTGCTTCAAATGAATTGTGTTTTTGTATAAAGGTTGTAAGTTCACTAATAATTTCATAATCATTTAAATATAACTTATCTTCCTCAATCATTGTTTTGAGATTTAGACATCCAACTTTTTTTACTGTTTTAGACATCTTAACTCCCAATTGAGTTTTCTTTCCAGAAAATCCCTGTCCCACAATTTGACCAGCTCTTCCTCTCATAGAGCACATAAGAAGATTATTATATTCTAAGTCATATTGAAGAATTGAAGCTACTTGATCTCCAACATCATTAACCTCACATAAAATGTAAGCATCATTATAACTTTTTGCTATATCGTAAATAATACTTGGAAACAACATTGGTTTGATTTCATTATTTCGATACTTGGCAACTACCTTATGTGGGAATTGTGTGATATCTACTACAGCAAACGCAGAGTAATCGCTTCCTACGCCTCTAGCAACGTCTACAGTAATCAAATAGTCGTGTTCCTCTACAGGATCCACATAAACGTCCAAACCCGCACTACGGGTCTTGGGGTGGTCATACACGAGGGTTCTGAGTTTGCTTGGAGCGATTAAAGTGTCAACAGATCCTAAGAACTCACATTCAAACTCAACCTTAAATTGAGAGTCTGAAGTATTTGCAATTGTTTGTTTTTTCCATTCTTCATCTCGTCCAGGAACTTCGCTCCAGTGAACGTCGGTGAATATATACTCATTTTTACCTTTTTCGGCATCGTGCCACATTCGGTAAAAATGATTCATACCGTGTGGGGTAGAAACTATAATAACTTTAGTATTTTTACCTGAAGTAATTGTAGGATAAACTGAGGCAAAGAAAGAATCTGCAATATGATTTGGAACGAAAGCAAATTCATCCAAAAATAAGATATTGAATGACATACCACGAACTGCAGAAGCAGAAGTAGAAGCAGCCAAGATCTTACTTCCATTTTCCAATTCAAGAGATCCTTTGTTCCAAGATATGATACCTTGCTGCATCCACTTGGGAAGATTTTCATAAGCAGTCTGAAGTCTATCTAATAGTTCTCTTGCCGTTGCCGCTTTGTTTGCAAGAATGCCAATGTTTACATTATCATTAAATACTGCGTAGTGAAGAAGAAAAGATACTACAGTAGTACTTTTTCCCGTTTGGCGCGGCATCTTACAGATATTGAATCTGTGATTATGAAAATTTCTAATTAATTTTTCTTGAAAGTGATATGGTTTAAACGTCTGCAATCCGTGGTCAAGAGTTACAATTTTTACATAATTGTTTGCAAAATAAACAGGATCTTCCTGACACTTAACAAACTCAAGAATTTGTTCCTGAGTAAATTCAATAGCAGTATTTGCTTTTTTTAATAAAGGATTACCAAGATAAACATCATTTGACATAATAAAACCTATTTGTTAATTACAATTCCAACGACGGAGTGCTTTGTTAATATTGCTGTCAGGATCTCTTGCAGTTTTTGCTGAAGTAAGTTTTGATTTCATCCCAGACATACGGCTACAAAAGGACTTGCGACGAGATGCTCTTTTTCCTGTTGGATTTTTTTCAGTTACTGCAGTTTGCAGTTTTGAACCGGGATTTTCTCTACGATATGCCTTAACTGCATCTGGACTTAATCCATCAGTCCTATCCCTCCGGTTAACTGCTTGCCAATCTTCCTCAATCTCAACTTCTTCTCCCATTGGTTTTACATAATTTTTGTTTGCCCCTGGTTTCGCTGCACTTCCTCCCTGAGGACCAAATGCTTGAATTAATGGTTGCCCTGGTTGAAGATCAGAAACAGAATAGTAAAGTACGTTGCATCCAGGATAAACTTTTTGAAGTTCATCGTTAATTTCTTTACGAGTAGGAAGTTTTACTTGTGGGAAAAATATTTTGAGTGAATAGTATTTTCCTCTCCAAGAAAGAGTAACTGCGATGATATTTCCTGTTTGTGCTTGAAGTCTTGTTGCTTCATCTACTTGAGATTTGAATCCTGTAATTGGTTCTGGTTTAATCAAATCTATAACTTCGGCAAAAGTATTTCCATCCAAGTCTTCAATGGTTACGTCTTCTTTTTTTACACACCTATTGTATTTTTTGCCAAAAAGTTTTTGAGTACCTTTCTTTTCGTATCCAGGCCAACATTTCATCTCATCCATAATTTTATCTACCAATTTTTGCTCTTCCATTTCACCACTTGTAACATAATCTGCGGCTGTATCGATATAATCTGCTGCTTTAGTAATTTTTGATTGAACCCATGCTTCTAAATCACCTTCACCTTTACCAACCTTTTTTTCCAATCTTTTGATTGCATCGTGAATAGTTTTTAATTCTGATCTTGCCATTGAATACTCTTCGTCCTTCACAGAAACTTTATCCCATGCCTTTTCTCCATAAGAACATTGAGATCTTGTTTCTCTTTTGTCACATAATGGACAATATCTCTCTTCTTCGTGCATAGTTGCCTCCGATTTAGTTCCCCAGTTGTCTGCACCAACTTTACGGCATTTAACAAGTGCTCCAGATGCATATGCACTAGGCCAAACATCATATCTAGACTTTACCTTATGATAACAAGCATCTTTTTTTCCACTACCTTTACCTGGTTTGTCTTTGACTTCTTGTAGGTCCATTTCTTCAGTTCTTACGTTAGTTGGTTTTGCTCCACCAGTTTTTTGTGGTTGATTTGGGTCTTGAATATTTTTTCTACGTCTTGCTGCTTCTTCTTCATCTTTTGAAAGTGATCTTTTCATTTTAGAACTCCCACATTTTGGTGTAGAAGTTTGACCTTCTTGACGGGCACACGGTTTTCCTGCCCACTTTCCACCAAGTTGAACCCATCCACTTTTACCATCAGAAGATTTAGATTTACCAAACCAATCACGAAGACCTTCATCGCCTGATTTAGTTTCTTCTTTTAAATTATCAATCCAATCATCAGGAGTTTTACCATTTTTATCTGCAAAGGCATTGTGCAATTGTTTTGCGGTCATATTATGTTTTTTCATAATATTACGCATTAATTTATCAATAGAATCATAAGAAGTATCTTTTAATTTTTTTAATTGATCTTCAAGTTCTGCAACCGCAGTATCTTCACATCCACAATGTTCTTTTACATCTTTGAATTTTTTATGATGCTTTTTAGCATCTGCTTCCATTTTTTTCAACCGAGTATAATAGTCTGGAATTTCGTCAAGATGTTGAAGAGCAATATCTCTTGCTAAATTATGATCTTGGGTATGTTCGTGCTCAATAGGTTCTCCCATATCAAGTTGCTTTTGTATGAAAGAAACTTCTAGACGATGCTTCTTTGCAATTTGTTCAACTGTTTTATGAGACTTAAATTTATTCATTAGTTAAATGAACCCTTTATGTATTTATTGTTCTGATTGATTTTGTGTTTGTTGCTTGAGCAGTTTTGCCAGTTCTGTAGTAGACCCAACAAAAAGGGCATTATTGACGGTTGTAGGCCCTTTTGGACTATCCTCCTCAACATCCTTTTTAATCTTATGTAATGCCATAAGTTTTTCTGCAATTTCACTCGTATTCTTAATCAATTGTCCCGCAACTTCATAAGCACGGGGCATTTCACTTTCTTGTGCCAATTCAAGAATTCCATTAATTGCTTCTTGTCCTTTTTCTACAAGAGAATATAAATTTCCTCTTGCATAATCATAATCTTTTTTAATATCATCAGCATCTGATGCATATTTTTCTATTTTTTCAGAAACCTTTTCTGCTTCGACAGGAACTATCTCACTATCTACATTAAAAGTCTCATTTAACTTATCAAACTTTTTTGTCATTTTCATACTCTATCAAAATGCAGAACCACTAAATCCAAAATCATCTCCATCTTCAATTAAAGCATTATCTGCAGTTGTAATTGATTTAACTGCAGCTCCTGCTAAATGTGAAGTAATTGTCGTTCCATCTCTACCTCTTTCAACTGTAAGAATATTTCCTGCCTTTGAAGTTACATAAAGTTCCTCTCCTTCTAGATCTAGATACGTACCAGTTGAAATAGAGCTTGCATCGTTTACTTCTATTAAGACGCTATCAGTTGTAATATCATTTGTTATATTTGTAAGAATAATGCCAGTATAATTTTGAATTGCTCTTGGTTCTACTGAGTATACAATTTCTCTTGAAGGAGTAGACGTAGAATCTCCTGCAATATAACTGATAGTAGTTTTTTTGATAATATCTTTCGTTGCAGAAGAAACTGGACCAAATAGATAGGTTTTTGCCGTAAATCGTAAAGTATAAATTAAAACTCTTCTGGTCGTAAAGTCTCCCTCATAATCATCTTGCATAGTGATATTTTCAAGAATCACAGGAATATCTCTTTTCTCATTAATCGTTTCAACCAAATCTACAGTCATAGTATATGCTGGTTGAAAATATGGTAAGATTTGCTCCACAATTTGAAGAGCATCGTCATTTAATTTTGACATAATACTCAACTCAAATTGCATATTATATGGAACAGGTAGATATGCTTTTTTTGTTTCTGTACCGTCTTCTACAGACTTTGCTGTAAAGGTTTGAGTTGTTGTTGATTTTCTACTAGCATCATAAGTTAATCCAGTAAATTCAAATGACATTCTCGGCAATGTAATTTGAATTGGTTTATTTAAATTTGGTGATTGGTTTAATCTTGCAAGAAACTTTTGAGTTGGCCCATAAGCAAGAGGAACTTTAAGCACACTAACAACTTGTTGATTATTATTTGTGTGCTTAATTGTAATGTCATTAAATAAAGAACCAAATGAAACTACAGTTCTTCTTAAAATTTCGTGATAAAAATACTCAAACATACAATTAACTTAAGTTAAATAATATTTATGTTTTATGGCATTCCGAATGGATTTGTCTCGTCAAAATCAATAATATCATCTGCTTCTTCTTCAATTTCATCATTTGTTGCATATCCATCTCTGTTAAGAGAAGGGACAACATTAACTGAACGTAAATAATGGGAAGCACTTGATGCAGAACCAACAATATTCTCTCCAGAAATAAAATTACCAGTCAATTGAGAGACTTGAAGAACTTTTGTAGTAGAGTTCCAAGATTTAACTCTTGCAGTTACACCACTTTGTGATCCAGTCACCAATTCATTAAAAATAAAGTTTCCAATAGAAGTTAAGAGTGGATTTCCAATTGTAAGTATTGGATTTGCAGTATATCCAAGACCAGCATTTGTAATATAAATTGCAGTAATTGATCCTGCAGCAGATACAACTGCTGTTGCTGCGGCAGATATTGTTGATACTCCAGTAAAGGTAATACTTGGTGGATTTATATATCCAGAACCAGAGTTTGTAACGGTAATTATGCCTACAATTCCATCTCCAAGAGTAGCAGTTGCAGCTGCACCACTGCCACCACCCCCAATAAATCTTACTCCTGGAGTTGTAGTATATCCATATCCAGCGTTAGTGAGTAAAACTCTCTGAACTGATTTTGCCTGTGGATTTATATTATCATTACATACAACAACCCCACCAATCATTTCAGCAATTGCAGTTGCTGTTCTACCTGTAGGAGCTGGAGCAGAAGAAATGCCAACAGTAGGGGTACTAGTATAACCTCCACCGCGATTTGTAATTGTGATGAATCTTATACCACCATTTACAATTGAAGCGGTTGCTGTTGCAGTAATTCCAACTCCTGCCATTGTAAGATTGACAAGATTTCCAATAGGATTTTTTTCTGGATCAGTTGAGTTATCACCAGATATTAATTCATCAATCTCATTAATACTTGTATCAATAAGTTCATCTTCATATCTAAAGAGTTCGCATCTTAACTGATATGTGTAACTTCCTTGAAGTTGATAGAATGGTTTTTCGTGCTCTACATATTTAATTTCGAATAAACGCTTACCTAAAGGAAAATAAATTAGATCTCCTTCCTTTGGTCTTGATGATAATTTAACATTCGATTGATTTTCAATTAAAGGTGAGATATAGTTTTTAAATCTTTCTCTTGAAATAATTAATGTAATTTCATTAAGTGCTTGAATACCAAACTTTGATAAAATTGTTGGATTGTCGCCATATCCATCAAAATTATCAACATATGCCTCAATAGGATATGCGTTATTAAATTCAGATTCAATAACTTCTCTTATAACTGTTTTTTCTGTTATATACTGTCTAGGAAGATAATGAACCTCAACACCATACATCCTCAACTGTTCGTTGATAAGATCCTGAATTAACCCTTGTTCTGCTTTAGATCCCTGTAAGAAGAATGGATTGAGCATATGTCTTAACCAATCATATCCATAGGTGGAAGTTCATAAGTATTTGACATTTTTTCCATTAAAATATCAATTTCTCTTTGGGCATCATCAAACATTTGCCTTCCATTTAATTCAACACCACCAGGAAGTTTTACTCCAGTAAATTTCATCATATTTTGCCCCCATTGCCTTTTAATTAAAGATGTTAAGTATGGTTTAATGAATGAATCATTCCATACTCGGGAATAATCATTTGGATCGAGGGTTGAATAGCAATCAATTACAAAATATTGACTTGTTGTTACTGATCCCCAATCAATATCAAGATATAATCTGTCTTGCCTCTTGTTAAATCTAATTTGTTTTTGTGTATTCAATAGAAAATCTAGGTCTTCCAAATAAGTTTTAACCATCGCATAACTTAAGAGTTCTGTTGTTCCCCAATAGTAAATATCATTTAAAAACAACTGATACTTTACACTAAACATATTATGAGTAATGGTATTAGCACCATCAAAGGTAAAGATTTTATTTACTCCAATAACATTTGGTGGAACTTGCAGATAATTGCTATTTTCTTCGTAAGTAAAAGTTGTTGCGGTTCCTACAATATTAGTTGTAACCGTTGTTGATGCAATTCCAACAGCAGGAGAAGATCCTCCTCTAGCTCTTCCCCTATCAATATCTGCTTGGGTTACTTTATACTTATAAAAAGTTGGATATACGCCATCAAAATGACGTTCTTGGAAAAATTGTATAGCATCATCTACTAGATCTTCAATTTGTTCGTCCGCAACATTAATTTCCAAAACTGGAGCTCCCAGTTTTCTTTTGCAATACTCAATAAGTTCTTGTCTGGTAGATGGTTGTGCCATTAGAATTTAGATATAACTTCTTGTTGTTTAAAGTAAAGTTTTATGTAAGATTTTGCATAATTTCTCAAGATATCAAAATCATCTATACTATCTATATCTCTAGCAAGTTTTTCATATTCAAACATTTTGTTAATATTTTCTAAGTTAATTTCATCTGGGTTCATTGATTAAATTCCTCAACAAATTTTTAATTTCATTTAAATCACTTTTCATATCATTCACATCAGATTCTAAATTTTTTATTCTATTATTATCATCTTCTTTTATTTTTTTTAATTTAATATAATTTTCATATTCAGTATTATTAATATTTAAAATTGCTTTAGTTTGTTCATCTCTTACTAGATTTAAATGTCCTTCAACTTTAGAGTATTTCATATTATGCAAGAGCAATTACTCGAAGATCTTTTAATCTTGGTGGGAACGCTTGATTAGTCCCAGAACCAATTAATTTAATACTAAAATATTTAAATGCTGGGAGATTTGAAATTGTAAATTCATAATCTTTGAATTCTAATTCTTCACTACTAAAAGAAAGAGCATCGGATTTGATAATTTTTTTATCCGAAGTGCCATCAAAACTTAAACTATTTCCTGGGAATAATGAGTATACTGATTCATTCTCAATACCATCTTTTATAGAATACAAAGCTCTCAAATCACTAAAAATGTTTACATATGCAGAAACAATAACCTTCAATGATGTTGCAGGAATTTCTAATTGAATATCATTTGTAGCATAAACAAAAGATGATGGATCGTCAGATAAAGTATTGACTCTGTTATCTGTAACATAATTCTCAACAGGACTATTGATTCTATTGCTTATGAAAATCATAGAAGTTCTGTCTAAATCAACAACAGGTGATAAATATGAATTTGTTGTTTCTAATGACATATTGACAGTTAAAGACTTATTATCTGGAAGATTTCCCAATCTTTCCTGTTCGTTTATTTTGGAACAAATTAATCTTGGAGAATCGAAGTAATTATATGAATCTAATTCCACAAGATCAAATCCACGATCTTCAAATGAAATTTCTTGTCCATCAACACTAGTTCCACTAACGCTTCTCATTTGTGTTGTAATATTTGTTCCATTAAAAGACAAAGTTTGAATATTTGGATTTGCAATTTCGTATTGAATATTTTGAGTTGCATTAACAAAATTTCCACCTGTAGATTTAGTTTCATTCACATAAAGTTTTGGAAAGTTTGTTCCAATACTTCTATCAACTTGACCGTATGGAAGAGGATCTGTTTTTCCTGACTGAGAGGTATCTACCTTTAAAGTATAAAAGTCAAAATCAATAGGATCTGAAACAGTGGCATCTTGTAAAGTGTGCGTTTTATTAATTCTTCTCAATGAAATTCCATTCAACTCATATTTGTAAACAGGAGTTCCTTGAGAATATGTAAATGCCAGTGTTTGATCTATTTGTCTAGTTATGCCGGTTAATGAATTAGAAGTAACACCTTCATAAGAAATAATCTCATTGCCAATTAATACGTATCCTGGATTTGTGCTGCTAATACCAACATTTTCAAACGTTGAAAAATTTAATGTACTGTCAACTAAAAGATTATCACTGGAATTTTTTTCATAATTTGCAGTTAATTTAATTGGTTTTGTATCGGTAAAAACATTTGATATTATTACGGAATTTTCTTCTGCGTGCATTCCGTGGTTTTTATGATTTACTTTAATATGTAAACCATCAGTTTCTGTCTGAATTCCATCAACTGAAATTAAAACTCCACCACCAGATGATGCATTTAAATTTGTAGTTATTCCAAGACTGTTAATATATTGAATTGTTTTTCCTGCACCAATTACAAAATCTCCTTGAACATTATCTAAGATTAGTTCATTTATTCCACCTATTTGAGAAATTGAAAGTATTAAATCTTGGCCGAGAGACTGTGAACCTACTTGTGATGGTGAAATTACATCTCCTACAACATAACCAGTTCCACCATTAGATATTGTTGCTGCTATTGCAACTCCGTTCGAAATGGTAATATTTGCTGTTGCATTTCTTCCATTTCCAGTGAGATTTGTGACAGATACGCCATTAAATGTTAAACTTCCCGTTGATGGTGTATATCCAATACCAGCATTTAGTACGGTTAAATTTCCAGTTGCAATTCCAGCAGAATCTATATAATTTCCACTTGCATTACTTCCCTGTTGTATAATTGTGTTTCCAAATTGGAGATTAGCATCTTGTACAGTACTTCCTAAACCGACTCTAATTTTTTTTGATGTAAATTCGAGTGAATTTGGAACTAATGTAGCAATCTGATTATTTCCTAGATTTAATTCTGGATTGTAAAAATTAAAATTACCTTGAGATTCTATAAAGTTTGCGCGATATAAAGTAAATTTTAAATCTTCATATGGGCTTTCATTCCAAGTAGCAGCATTTTGTGATTTAAATAAACCTCCAGATAGTGGTTGTTTTGTTACTAAAACTTGCTTTGATTCTGGACCAGAACTTGTGGTAACATCAACTTCTCCCAATCTAGAAACCCATACATTATAGTTTTCTGAATTTGATAAAATAACAATTGAATGAAATCTTTCACCCAACAAATATACAGGAGACTCAAATTTTATATTAGTTGGTATTGTTGCATCTTCAGAAACTTGAATATCTTTTGGATCTATTACAATTTCACTAAATGGATATATTTTAGGTGATGGTAGACCAAGTTCCATTGGTCTAAGTTGAATAGTTACTGGTAAGTTATCATCTTTAGTAGAAAAATATAAATCTATTGATGTTATAAAAGCACCATCCTCGTTTTCTATATAAAATGACTGTGCTAATGGATCTATGACTTTCATTTGATAATTTACTACTATTGTTTTATTTATTTTGTTTATTTTCTTTTAAAAATTTATTGTTTATAGGATTACCTTCTAGCACCCGTTGTTACGCCACCAACTGTTCTTCCAGCTGGCGCCGCAGACCTATAAGTTCCCGAAGTACTCGTAGAAACTTTAACGCCACTATTAGATGCCCAACTACTACTATTAATTTTTGCAACTATATTTGCTTGTTGTTGAGCTGTCATAGTAGTGCTAATATTTTTTGTCGGAACCCCTGCTTTGCTTGCAAGTGCAGTCAAGTCCCTAACTGCTCCTTGACCAAGTGGAGATGATCCATAATTATAGTATACATTAGTTCTAGAACTAGATCCGGAACTATAACTTCTTCCACTACCACTACCTCCATCATTGCTAGATGGAACATCATTATTTGGAGTTCCTGGACCTGATATATCACCATTATTACTATCAATTTTTAATGGCCTAGTGACAATTACATTTTCTTGAACAGTATTAAGTTTACCTTCAGAAAAATACCTCTCTTCGGCACTTGTGGAATATGTCCCAAATATTTGTGAATTTGTATTACTACTTGTAACTCTAAAGGATTTGGTGCCACATTCAAATTTTGGATTAACATCTATGTTTCCATTTGGAATAAAAAATGATCCAATAACAACACCAATTTGATCTGTCACTAATCTTATACTACTAATAGTGGCTTCAGCCTGACTTGTTTGTCCACGTAACTTCATTCCAACTGCAACATAACCATTGAATTGCCCTTGAGGTTGATTTGATAAACTATAAGTATCTACATTAAGTATTGTTGATGTTGATGAATATAATTCGGGAATAGTTGTAGCAGAATTATATGGATTTGTCGTATAAACATCTGATGGGGAATTATATGCACCATATTTGTGATTTTGTTGAGCAACTCTAAATTTAATTGTTGGTGAAAGTATATTTGGAGTATCAAAAGATCCTATCACGGTTTCTCCAACCTCAAAGACTCCACTAGTCATAGTAATATCAAGTAATTTTGGTATAATATATGAATTGACATCAATTCCACTAAAAAAGGAATATACTCTAGTAAATGGTTTTAATCTTTTGCAAGTAAATTCAATATTTCTAGACCTCATATAAGGTATTGACTGTGAATTCAATACCTGATCACCAAAAGAAGTTCTTGTGGCTGCTGGAGCGCCTGTAGTGCTTGGTAATAGTGATGTCATTTGATATTGAATTTATGATATTAACTGGTTATATGTATTTATATATTTTTAGTAAAATATCAATTAATTTAAATCATTTAACATTGTTCCAGTTGATTTTAGAAGAAAATGCTCCTCCTTGAGTGATCGTCGTCATATTTGATCCTGGTTTTCCAAAAACGGGATAACTTACCTGCTTCGGAGGTGCGGCCTTTGGTACAACTGGAGTTGGTTTGGGGGCAGGTTTTGGTGCCGGCGCTGATTTGCGCGGAGATGATGATTTAGATGGGATAGATGAAATTGATTTAGGTTTTGATTTTGAAGGTGAACTAGGAGCATTCCAGGTAGGTGGATTATATCCTTTTTGTGGATCTGATCTTCCCACATCTTTTTGTTCTACAGACTCAAAATAAAGTTGCTCAATTTCAACACTCTTCGTAGACAGTCTGACTTGATCAACCCAAACATCTGAGGAGGGAAATAGTGTAATTGATCCACCAAAAAACTCTTGAGAATATGGATTAACGTTTACTGATCTTGTGGAATATGGTTGATTTATAACAGCAACTTCTTCATAGTCTAAAGTTATAAGTTGCCCAGTTCTTTTTACGCCATTACCAATTAAATTTTCATCTGTTCTAGAATCTATTGAAGAGTTTGATGATGTTGCTAATAATAAATCTATTTCTGTAGTATAATGAGTAGGTCTTAATTCTAAATTCTGAATATCTATACTATTTTTAACAATTGTTGTTTTTCGTTGAGAGATATTTGATGAAAAATTATCAACAAAAATTCCAGATTTAAATCTATTAAGTCCATTTTCATCGATAACTGCTTGATTTGATGCATCAACTTCAAGTAAAGAGAGGGAAGTATAATATTCTAAGTTTTCTATTCTATCCTCAAGTCTGCTGATATCAGACATACGATATCTTTTATATTCTTTTAAGTCGATATTTACATCAGTAATATTACAAAGATATGGTGGTAAATACGCAGTAGCTATTTGTAATCCATCTTCATTTGAGATTGGAATTTGTGGATCTTCTGCAGAAACTCCCAATCTTAATTCAAGATTTCCATTTTTGTTTAAAATTATAGTATCAATTCTGGGAAGATAAAAGGAATACGATAAAAGAATTGATTCATCGGATGCCAAAATATTTGATGCTGAATTTCCCAGTGCAGTAAAATTTCTTGACAAAAATTCAAATGGTGATCTTGAATTTTCTGTTGGATTAATTGGAGAAACTCTAGGCCTAATGTCAAGTATATCGGAATTTTTTGATATACCATTTACACTATCAATATTACAATAATCAAATTGTTGATATGAGTTTACTGTAGTTAAATCTCCAGTATCTGATGAAGAAAAACTTGCGGATTCAAAAACAATTTTTAATTTTTTAGTTGGTTCTTTTGAAGTTTTATTTCTAATAAGTTTAGAATAATCATAAATTGTTTCGCTTTGATTTATATCTAAAGTGAAAGAAGATGAAATATTTTTATCGCCAATATCTATCAAAGAAACAAATCCACTAATTCCAGATTCTTTAAATGTTATTTTTTCACCTTCAATAAAATTATTTGAATTTAAGTAAGTAAATCCTATTTTTAAATCATTAATTTTTTCTGCATAAATTCCAATTGCTTTACTACTTTGACCGACAAATTCTTCTCCAATAAGAAGGTCTCCAGTTTTATTTGTTTGACCGTCTAAAGAATTAAAGACTATGGATGGAAGATCTGGGTTGTTAGTATCATTTGACTCAAAAATTCCATATACTTCAGTAACTTCCGGTTCAAGTAAACAAATATCTTCATCTTGAACTCTAGTACCATATGGATAATTTCCATATGTAAGTCCGTCATTTAAAGATGTTGCACCAATTCCAGATGCTGAGTATTTTGATTTGTCAATCAAAATTGTTTTTATTCTATTTTTGTTTTTAATTTTTGATTTTATATTTATTTTTCTAAGAGTTGCAATCAATTTGCCATTACCATTGCCAGAAAGTCCACTAATGGTCAAAGTTTGAGATCCATTTGTAAATGCAAATTTATCAGAACTCAACGCTTCAGTTGTCCCATCTTCTCTTATCAAGACATATCTTTCTTCGTCAAATGGTAAGAAAGTTTCATTCGATCCGGCAGTTATTGCTCCGGTTGAGTTTGAAGTTATAGTAACATCAAATTGCTTCCTTATAGATAAATTTGATTGTGTCAAATCTACATTTGATATATTTACTTTAGGAAGAGTTGTATATAAAGTATTGTCAGAAGATTGCTGAAAATTTGTAGATAAAATTGTAAAATTGGATGGATTTATTGTTGAAACAGGAAGACCACCATCACAAATTCCAGTTACAGTCGTTATTCCACTAATCGTTAATGAATTTGTAGAAACTGATTCAACTTTAGCGTAAGTATTTGTTGACAGACCTGGATTAGAAAAACCAACTAAGTTTCCTACAGTTGCTATACCAGCAAAAATAGTATTTGTTGAGGTAACTGTACTAATTCCACCTGAGGCGGCACTTATATTTACTTCTCCAATTTCTATTGATCCATATTGAACTGTATCTGCAGTAAAGGTGTATGCAGTCCCAACTATACCGTAAATGGATTTTACGTCATTTATTCCATATGAGCGAACTGTTTTTGTTAGCCTTGTGTTTTCTATACCGTCAAAAATGAGTTTTTCTCCCAAAGAAAAACTTCCCTTAGTATTATAAACTGTCAAATTACTACTATTAGTTACATCATACCTAAGATATCCAAAAGCTCCACTTTCTTTACCTTTAATATGAGTTGGAGTGGATAGTGTTATCGGTTCATTTAACACAATAGTTGTGTATGTTTGAATATCATATAAAGAAATATCCCATTGATTTTCATTTGGATTGGATGTAAAATAAGATCCAGACTCCAAAGCAAAATCATAAACTCTAGCTAATCCAATTTCACTTCCAGGTGCTGTGGTTTGCGAGACTCCAACTCTAGAATCTCTAAGACTTACAGAATAAGTTGTTGCAATACTAACTAACGGAGATCCATAAACTCTGTTGAGAGAAAGAGATGGTCCTGTAAAATAATTTATACTTTGATTTTCTAATGTTTTTGTATCTCTAGGTTTGGGAAAATCCAAAAATGTTGAATTTATAGTTTCAATTTCAAATCCCCTAACATAAGATTTGAGTGGAGAAATAATGTAAGTTCCCAAATTTTCATTAGGAACATTTCCGTTATATGTTAATTGATCTTCTGTAAATATACCATCATTTCCTTTAAGATTATTTAAAGTTTCTTGAATTTCAATTATTGGTTGATTTATATGGTAATCGCCAGATTCGTCATAAGTTCTTCTTGCAAATTCTTGAGCAAGAATATTGTATTCTGGTTTAACTGTAATATTGTTAAGTTTTCCGTTAGAAATTTCTAACAATCCTATAAAATTATCTACATCTGTAGAATCTAATGATATTTTTTCTAATTTTGTAAAAATAGAAAATCTATCTGCTCCAGGAGCAGCGTAGTTAGAGAATCCTTGGGAATTATCATTCAAACTATCATCATCAAAAGAATTGACAATATCTTCAAATATTCTAAGTCCAACTTTACAACTCGGAGTATTTGAAAATGGATCTAAATATAAAACACTTGTTGGAACTTTAACAAAATATCCTCTAATAAAATATATTCCTTCTTCCAAATAAACTGCAGATCCTATAGCAGTGCTTGCTTCTGATACTGTAGTTGCAAATCCTTCGCCAGATTGTATTTGAATAAATTCCGAATCATTTTGATCTAAAGTATTTTCATCAATTGCCAGTACGTCTTGATCGACTAGCAGATTTTCTCCATCTAAAAATTTTGACTCTAAGTTATTTTCGGAATTAGATGCTAAGTATCTAATAATTAATGTAATCTTACTTACACCTTCCCCAATTTTCAAATAATCATTAATTACCGCAGTAACTCCACTTCTTTGTCCTCTTATCCTTATACCAACCAAACTATTTAAATAGTAATCTGCAGGTATTCCTTGATAAGAATCTTCTATGACTACAACATTTAAATCATTTCTATAAATTACATTGCCGGGAATAACAACAGACCCTTCTTTAAAAGTATGACTTCCAAACTGTTCTATTTGATTTTGCAAAATTGACTGAATAGTAGTCAATTCTCTTGCCTGAACTGGATATCCCGGTTTAAAAAGAACTTTATAGTAGTCTTTTTCTAGATCAAAGTCATCAAAATAAGGAGAGACATTGAGATTAGTTTCTTGTGGCATAATTCTTTAGAATTGCAAAATAACTTTGATATCTTCTTTTTGATTTGTAGACCTAGTTATTGATGGTCTATTATCAACATATATTATATTTCCAGAATATTTTTTAACCTCTGGATTTGATACTCCATTTGTAAAAAATTGTCCAAGGTTATATATTCTATTATTTATTGTAGTGGAGATGCCAGTAAAACTAGTATCTATTCCTAAAGTTACACTACCACCAATAACATTTAGTGATCCTCCAGTTGTTGGAGATGAAGTAAATTTATTTAAATTAAATCCATAAGTAGGAGATGCATTTTGCGTTCCGTCAGTATTAAATCCTACCAATGACCTATCTTGCCAATATTTAAGAACTCCTGTAGTTGCATCATAAGAAACAACTCTACCTATAGCAGTAGATCCTGTTGCAATTGTTTGAGTAATTCTAGAGTCTGCAGCAAAAATTGTACTACTATATCCAATTCCAGTTAATTTAATGGCATACAATGCACTAACTTTGTTTTCACTTAATAATGATGATGATCCATATGCTTCTGGATTTTCAACTATTCCAACCCTAGCAATTTGATTTCCTGTTATGAAATCTGGATTTTCTGTGTCATTTTCAATTCTGGAAAAAATTAAAACATTTTGTGCTCCTAGTTCTCTGTAGATATCTGCACCATGGCCGCCTTGGGGAGGTATAATAACATCAAAAATTGGCGATGTTGATCCAGTTGGAACTCCTCCAGAAACTAAATCAACTGTTCCATAAGTATATTCAGATCCACCTTTAGAAATAGTAATTGAATCTACTTTAGAGTCATTGTCAATAACTATTGTTGCTTCAGCACCAGAACCATCACCTTTAATAGGAACTCTAGTGTAAGTTCTATTTGCAGTTCCAAGTCCAACTCCTCTATTTTTTATTGTTACTATTTTTAACTGTCCACTAGTAAGTGTATTGTCCCTTACTGCTGCATTTTCGGTTCCTGTTTCCCAATTTTTTGGGACAGGCATAAAATTGGTAGAATCGAACTTTATAATTTCACTTGGTTTAATAGTGTAAAGATATTTCCAAATATATCCATCTCCACTATCCCCTGCGGCTCTTGGTTCTAAATCAGTAAAAGTTGGTTGGTCTAAAGAAGGTCTTCCGCTAGGGTTTTCGGGGTCAGTTCCATTTTGAAGACAAATATAAACTTTATAATCTTCATTAATTATGTAATAATTTGCGGAATATAAATTGGTTGCTCCTGATGGATTTGATGTATTTGTCCTGCTAATATCGTGACGATACATATCGTAAGTTGTACCCGACACCCACACATTTTTCTTTACAACTTGATTTACATCTCCACTAGAAATTTTTTTCAATCCAATAATTGTGTCCCAATAATCATTTTCTTGATCAAAACTGTCTTTAGGTGCTGGTGGAGTTGTATCCCAAGTTGAAGAATATTCAGTAGCATTTGGTAAACCAACAAAAGAATAATAAGAATTTGCAGAAGAAGTTGCTGCTGCTACAAAATTCTTCGCATTTAAAATTCTAAGTTGATCAGTTATTATTGCAGACATTTTACAGTTTTTTATTTATTTATCAAGTATAATTTAAATATTTGAGAGGATTATATCTCTCAACAATTGGAGATGTTGAAACACCAATTAAACCATTATTATAGAATTCAAAATCTTTTGCATTATCTCTAATTGGAATAGAAATTTTACCCCAACTATATTCACCAAAGAAATTACTATATCCAATTCCAATTAAATTATTATAATTTGCAACACTAACTGTTACTTTTGCAACATAAGTAATTCCAAATCCAACCACACTTGTTTGTGCAATTGAAACTGCAGATACTGAATAAACGTTATCTAAGAAAGTAGATCCAATACCAACAACCGAACCATCTTGTCTTAATGAAATAACACCATTTCCAATATTAGAATTATACACTACAAAATAATAATCGGTCTTAATTCCACTTACAGTTATTGCAGTACCTACTATTGAAGAATCTCTTAAGAAGGAATTGCTTGGAATTACTAGATCAAACACAATTCCAGTTGACGCAACTCCAACTGATGTCGTTGAAATTCCAGAAATAATTCCAAAATCACCCTCATAAGTAACAGATGAAATATCTTCAATATAATTAGAAACTTTTGGATTTTCAATAAGTACGACTGGAGGATTAGTTGATGTATATGCAGTTCCTGGAGAGGTTACAGTAATTGAGGTGACAATTCCAGATGTAATTGATGAAATTGCAGACGCTCTTTGGGTTATTCCAAGACCAACTGGATTTGCAAAAACAATTGACGGTGCAAAGGTATATCCGATACCACCATTTACAATAGATACTGATGAAATTGTTCCTGCAATAGAAACAACAGCACTAGCAGAAGCTCCAACAACATTTTTTTGAGATACTATTCTAATCTTATTCTGTTTTGTAAAATTTTCTTTAGCATTATCAAAGAAAGTTTTTACACTTTCAACAAAAATGACCGTTGACGCAACACCTACAGATTGTATTATTCTTGTATTTGGATAAATTAATGGTTCGTGCCAAATTCTATCCTTAGTTATTTCTTTTCCATTAATGAATAAATCCTCAGTTTGTTTGCACCAAATTACTGGTCTAACATAAGTTTCATTCGCAGTTATTCCAGGACCTGCATATGGATTTGTATTAACACTATCAATAGAATTAATAGTGTTAACGATTCTTTCATTTTCCTTATAACTGATATTATCATCATTTAATCTAATTTTATCTCCAACTTTGATTGTTTCTAAAATATCAACATCAAGAACATCAACAGAAGAAGTTCCTTGATAAAAAATAATTTTTGAGGTATCTCCTTCCTTCGGTGGTTCTGTAAAATTAATATAACTTCCACCATCAAATACATATCCCTCCCCAGGAACTTGTAAAATATCATTTATAAAGACCAATAAGGTCTCTTGCACGTCAATATTGGATCCAGATCTAGATCTAATTGATTTTTGTTGACCATCTACAGAAATTGGAAAAGATAGTGTGACACCATCGAATAATGAATCAATTGGATCCAAAATCAAAAGATTTCCAAGTGACCATCCACAAAAACTATCTGAATATGTTCTATCAACAGTAATTTGAAACTCTTTATATTGAATTGTTGAATCAGTTGGAATTCCAACAGTCCCACCAAGACCAACTGTTAGTATTTCTCCTTGACCATATCCATATCCGATGTTGGTTATTTCAAAATCAATTACACTAGAACCTTGCCCAACAACAATATTAATTTTTGCACCACTTCCAAATCCTGCAACTGAAGATGAACTATAAACTAATGGAATATTAGAATAACTTAGAGGAGAATCAAATATAACAAGTGGGGGATTGGTGGAAGTATAACCAATTCCTGGGTTTGTAATGGCAATGCTTACAATACGCCCATCACTAATTGAGGCAATACCAATATATGTAATATTGGTGTCATTAAGATCTTCAGTCTGAACTCCAACTCTAACAGTCTGAAGTCCTGAACGATATCCTGATCCACTATTACCAATACTAATTGCAGATACTGTACCAAATCCAGAAATAATCGCAGTTCCACCAGCAGCAACCAATGGTTGATATCCAAGACCTGCAGTTGAGGCAACAGAAACAATCATTCCACCAAGAGGAACATTGGAGGTATTTACATCATATGAAGTTGATGAAATTGATCCAGTAAATTGAATACTAGTGATTCCAGAGTTTTCTCTAAGAGTATAATCACCTAAAATATTTACTGGCCCACTTATTCTTTGTGGACCTTGGAATATTTGATTGATTATGACTATAGAATTATCAGTTGAAATTCCAGTGACATTTACCCCATTTGATTTTAAAGTAAAGGAAGTGGAATATCCAGTAAAGTTTGATGAAATATCATCAAAGACATAATTTTTAGTATAAGGATCTTCATTTGTATTTGGAACGCCAGATCTAATAAATGATCTTCCACTAAAAGTAGAAAAAGTGCTGATTCCAATGTAATCTACATTATCTGGACTTCCCGAAGTTGTTCCAATAGGAACTGGTCCATAAGGTGCGGTTATGAAATTTAATGTATTATCGACAATATTATAATCTCCAGTTATTTTTGTAACTAAAGATCCATTAGAGTGTGAAGAAATTCCAGTACCCATCCAAGGTCTCTTTACAAAGAAGATGTTTGTACTTCCAAATCCAACTACCTCAATCTTCATTATTTCATTATTAATTTTTATTAAATCTCCGCCAAAAAATGAAGTTATTCCAGAAACTGTAATTGTATTGTCAACTATTGAAATTTGATTAGAAAGAGTTGTTGTAACTGAAGTGGATACAATTGGAGACTGTATTACATTGTCTATACTAATTAAAACTCTGGAATTTTGCTTTTTCGATGTAAATGAGTGTCGTGTTCCTATTCCAACTGAAGAGATGGTAATAGGTATCGGCACTGTTTTGAGTGCATTTTCTGCAGAAGATGCAAGTTGAATATTAGATTCGTCAATTTTAATAGCATAAACATTTGTTGGGAGTTTGTTTGTTGTTCCAACACCAACAATAGATGTTGTTGCAATTCCAATAGCTTGGGTTGTATCTACTCCATCATAACTATAAACCAATTCTTCTCCGGTAACAAAGAAGTGATTTGGAATTTTTATCAAATTATTTGTTGTGTTGACTACACTAGAAGCACTTCCAACAAAATATCTTTGGAAAATTGGAAGTTGTTTGTGATTTAAATCAAAAGATCTCTTTACGTCAAAAAATGTGCCTCTATAAGTCCCATAACCAGATTTAATTGCTGCATTTGTTAGATCTATTGAGGTGGTTGGATTTTCTGTATCAATGATCCTTAGTGCATTTTGGAAAACTCTTATTTGAACATTAGCATTTGATATTGGTGTGAATGTAAGTTGAGTTTTTCCTCCAGATATTGTGACATCAAAATTACCAATATTAGACTTAGTTTGAACAATTCCAAATTCAGTTAAAGATGCTGTACTGCCATCATCTACAACAACAATTTCCGATACTTGATATTGATTATTTGTAGTATCTTCTAAACTTACAATATAATAAGCACACGAATACACTAAATTGGAATACTCTGATATAACATTTGCTATTGGAGAAGTACTAGATCCAATTGACGTAATTCTAGATTCTACACTTCCCGTATTCAAATTTGATGTAGATACTCCACTAGAAGAAGTATTTGCTATAGAAACTTGAAGTATATTTGTATAATAAGTAACTCCTAAACCAACATTAGGTGTAAAATCAATGTTTATATTTGAACCGGATAAGTAAGCATTATAAGTTCCTATTCCAGGTGAACCTAGTGATACCAATACGTCGGTTGATATTTGACCATATTCTAAAAGATCAACGTTAGAACCATCGTGAATAACGGTTAATTCGTCATATTCATAATAAGAGTTATCTGCAGCAACATACTGAACTAAAAGTTTAGATGTTCTATACGTTGATGCAATCCCAACTAAAGTTGTTGTAGTACTAAATCCTACAGGGATGGTCTTAGTAGCACTAGAAATTTTTACAGAATCACCTAAATCTAAGGTTCCAATTCCCGAAATTGTATCTCTTATATCATATGAAAATAAGTTTACATCATAATCATTAAATTCATATTTTGTTGGATAGAACAGAAGTTGTCCCTCAGAACCAGAAATATTGAAGTCAAAAGATCCGAGATCATTTTGTGTTTCGACTCTACCATATTGATTTAAGAATCCGTAAAGATCATTATGCAATAAAGTTACAAGAAGAATTTGTCTTTCTGATGTAAATCTTTTATCTGCAACATATGTTATATATTTTTTAGATCTTGCTGAAGTTAGATCAAATAGATCAACAGAACTATATTGTGAAGATCTTGGGTTACTATTAAACTGATTACTAATATTATCAATACTTAATACGCGGTTTCCAATAGATTCGAAGTAATCTTGTATTGTGGCTGACTTAAATATTATCTTATCTGAAATAATATTCGAATCAATACCTAAAGTTTTTTCTGTAGCTAGGTCAAAATCATTTATACAATTTAATTTAATTACTGAAATTAGATCAACGTTACCTGTAAAATCTCCAGAATTTTGTTCTGTGGATATTCCAGAAAATTGCAATTCACTTGATTCGACGATTAAATCAGAAAACTTTTTAAATCCAGCAGTATGATTCATACTACTTACAGCGTCTTTCCAATCTTCATATTCTATTTTTGATTTTAAAGAGTATGAAAAATATTGATAATAATCACTATCATGAAGCCTTTGGAAGTTATTATTTAAAAATCCAGATTCTACTTTCCACCCCTTTTTGACGATTGATGAGGAAGAGACATTATAAGATGCATTATAACTTAGAATAGAGTTAATTATTGCATACGAATTGGAAGAAGAACCAAGGATTAAATCGTTGTCCTTAAAAGTATCTGCAGATGATACTATTAACCTATCGTTCAGAGAATCATATGATTCTACAATTCCACTAGAATTTGAAGTAGATATCACCTCATCAATTAAAAATTGATTTTTTTTCAAAGTAATATCAAAAATTGGAAAGAATTTTTGTGGTGTTATTTTTCCAGAAGAATATGTTGGATTAAATGTACCTGGATTTTCCCCTGATTGTAAATAATTTTCAAGAGTGTAAGTTACAGTTCCATTTGCCCCCCCAATATTTGGGTCTACTGATGTCAATGTAAACAATGCATATTCATAAGAAGATGAATTATATCCTCTTAAAGTAGTTGTTACCCCAACGCTTGTGTTTTCAACAAGCACTTTATCTCCAACAGCAAATGGATAGTCTAAAATGGAACTATAACTAACTGCTAATCCAACGGTAACTTCTTTAGTGTTGGTATTAAATGCTATAGAATTAATACCAATTCCATTTGAATTGTTTATTGGAATGATAGTTGGTATTGCATTATTAATTCCATTTGTATTTTTTAAAATAGTAACTTTATTGTCTTCTAGATCATATGTCAAATTAACATCATTTATTACCTTATTAGTAATACTATCAATAACAACTAAATCTGGAGCAATAGTATAATTTTTTCCAATAGAAGAAATTCCTATTCTTTCGAATGAAGAAAGAGATGTTAACTCTAATATTTGTGGAATCTGTGCAGTAGGCCTTAAAGTATTGTCCGAAGAATACTCAAATCCAATGTCTTTAATCTCTGTAGAAAAAATATTTCCAATATTGGAACTTGATACTTCTAAAACTGCACCATATCCTAGATAAGAATTTACTCCAATAATTTGGGGAAGAGTTTTATATGATCTTCCTCCAAAAATAACATTAATATCAGCAATTTCACCAAAAGAAGTTAAAGAATTTGTTACATAAGATAGAGATGCCTCAGAAGAAATATAAGAAGATCTTTCTGGTTTTTTTACTACGTTATATGTAAAAGTATTGGTTGTTATGCCAGATACCAAATGGTCTCCACTATAAACACTATCAGTTACTACTAACTTATTGTTATCTACAATATTTTCAGAATCAACTATAATTTCTAATTTTGTTTGGTCATTTTTATCATAGTCTACTGGAATTAATTTATAGTATAAATTTTCCGGAATATCAGTTGATAACCGTAAAGTTACAGTAGCATTAGTGTCTATACCAATCCTTCCATTTCTTGTAACGTAAAATACGTTTGTATCAATTTGTGATTCAAATTCAGTATCAAATAAAGAATCGACGTATAAATTAAATTTAAATGCGGAATAACTATTAAAATTTTTCACATACGATAGAGAACTATCTGATAAATCAAAGATTACCTCTTGATTTTTAGTTGCGACGATCTGTGGATTTACTGGTGATAAAGTTCCGTTTGAGGTACTTGTAATGTCTATATTCTTTGGATTATTTGACGTAGAATCATAATATGTTTTTGCTAATTTAAACTTATCATTGCTAATTTTTATTATATAATAAATACCCTCATTTTCCAAACCCACCATAGGGGTTGATGACGTGTAAATGACTTTTTGACCAGTGAAATATCCGTGTGAATTAATTTGGATAGTATCATTAGATGTATCAACATCACCTGACATAAAAGTTTTTGGATTTACTATTAGTCTTCTATTATAATCATCATACTTAATTGTATATGTCGTAGAAATACCAGACAAACAATCTACAGAAACCTTATCCCCAACATTTAATCCGTGAGTTGATGCTGTGGAAACAGTAACTAAATTTTTATTTACCTGACCATTAATTGTATTTCCATAATTTGTAGTAAAACTATGGATTTCTCCAACTCCAATATTTGTAAAATATAAAATATTTGTGCTAATAGAACTATTAATTCCAACAAAAGATCCTGTAGATCCAAGACCAACTTTATATGTTGAAATGCCAATTAAATTGTCGTCAATTTTTGCAGTATAAACAATTTGATTATTCGTAAGTTGAAAATTTGAAAGTCCATCTGTAGAAACTGATACTGCCGTTCCACCATTTGATGAATAAATCAATTGGTCGCCAGTATTAAGATTGTGATTTGGGAGGTATATTGATCTTGTTGGAATAAAAATAGAAGAACTTCCGGCTCCTGGATTTGAAAATACTAAAGTTACTCCAATACCAACACCATAAGATGTTCCAATTCCAATTGATTCTATTGGATTAAAATAAAGTTCTCTATTAAAATTAGACGGAAATACTGCTGAATTTGAGTTTGATGTAAAATAAAATTTTCTGGGTCTTTCATAAAGAATCGTCGATGCCGTATGAGAAGAACCTACAGATCCATTTTGTTCCCTTAAAACTCTTATTCTAGAAGATTTAGTATCAATGTTTAAAACTTTTACTTCTTCAGAATGAATTTGTAAAATATCATTTTCTCTAATTGTTGGGTAAGTTAATTTTCCGGCAACATTGAAGTAAGTAACAATTCCAGTTACCCCTGTTGTACCTATTCCAGTGAGGACACTAAACGCATCACTCCTTACACCAATACTATAAGATCCTTCTAAATTAGATGAAATTGTATTAATTCCAGTTATACTAATTGTATCTAAATTTAAAAGATTATGAGGAGAATTTGCAAATGCAATAAAATTATTTTGACTTGGTGATGGAACAAATTCTACTCCATCTATTGTGATAGTATTAACACTAATTTGATTTACATTTTTCCCCTTTACTGCTCCAACTTCTGCAGATACTCCTTGTCCATTAGAATTTGAATTATCAAAAATAACTCTGTCTTTTACTTGATAATCAAATCCACCAGTTTTAATTCCAATAAAATCAACATTTCCTGATTTTGTATTTGTAATCAGTGAACTCTGTTTTCTAATTTTATTTGGTTCTATTAAAAAATTATATTCACTATTTGAATTAAGTAAATTGTATGGTTTTATATTTCTGAAGAACGATGTAGTATTTAAATCAACATCATCTTGATTTGATTTGGTGGAAATATTATATTCATTTAATTTTGACTTAAAGGTGTTTCCTATGAAATATGGAAAAGTTGGTTTTCTGTAATTTTTGAATATACCAGATGATTCAATACTAAATCCATTAATGGTTGAAAAATATGCATAAACACCGTTAGGAAATTCTGGAGTTATACAAAATCTTCCATTATGCTCGTCAAGATCTCCAGTTCCCTGATAAGAATAATCCTCAATGAAAAATCCTAAAGGATAAACGGAAGTAGATGGTCTATTTTCTTTTGATGAAATAGAAAATCCAGATTCTAGTGCTTTTATATTTCCACCCCGTATAGTCTCATATCCATATGGGCCATATATTGGATTTCCATCATATGCCCATCCAATAATTGGGGAGTGAGAATCTGATGTGACTTCTCTATTGTTAATGAATTTTAGATCTGGAGAATATACATTTTGTCCGTTTACTATCTTCTTAGAAAGAACCGTCTGTCTTAATTTTCTTGGTGCGTATAAATGTGTATATTGCAATCCATAATTAGAATTAATACCACTATCAATAATTCCATCATCATCAGTAATCTGATTACTTTGAATATTTCTTTCTACTAGATTAATTGTCCACGGTAACGCAATAGATTGAAATTCTGCTCCAGAACCAGATGAAACAACTGTAATTGTAGTTTTTTTGGATTCGTAATTTTGACCTCCATAAACTACATTTACTTTAGAAAGAGTTCCATTTGAAATAATAGGAGTTAATTTTGCACCAATTCCTGCACCAGATATTACAAATGATGGTGGGGAATTATATCCAGAACCTGGATTTGTGACTAAAACCTCAACAATTTTTCCATCAGAAATGATAGGAATAACCTCAGCACCTTCTCCACTTTGAGATAAAAATGTAGGTTGTCTGTTATAGTTTATAATTTCTTCTGATCCATAATCAGATCCTCCAGATTCTACAAATACCGACTTAATTTCTCCTCTAACTATCGGTTGCAGTATTGCATTAAAATTTTGATCAGTTTTTGTAGATACGCCAATCACACCCTCAATAGTAACATTGATTGGTGGGTAATTAAAAATGTGCTGGCCACTACCAGAAGAAATAATATCTACATATTGATTTGTTTTAAAGTAAAAATCAGAAACTGTAGAGATTCCAACAATTGCAGATCCAATTCCTATAGTTGTTGAAGATCCTACATTAGACAATTTAAAAGAATTGTCATCAAGAGATGTTACATAATATAATTGTCCAGAAGATAATCCTCCAATCTCAGTTCCTGTAGTTGAATATTGAATAATATCTCCAGTAGAATATCTATGATTTTTTGCAGTAATAACATCTGAAATATTATCAACCGCAGTACTTGATACTGAAATTTTTCTATTTTTATATCCACTTCCATTATCATAAAGTGTAATTGAAGAGATTTTTTTCTTCAAATTGAAAGATAAAATTCTTTGACTACCAACTCCATATGAAGACAAATCAAGTGTACCAATACCAGCGATTGCATCACTGTAAGTTTTATGTAATTTTACGTTAAATGCGTCTTGAACAGATGCATAATAAACCGAATCTGTAGTTAATCCACCAACTGCTTGCTGCCCATCAGGTTTATAAACAACTTTTTCTCCATCTCTAAATTTATGGTGAGAAGAAAATCCAATTATATTATCTACTAAATTAACTTGACCTGCTGATTGAATTGCATTAAAAATAACAGAGTGTTCAAATTCAAAAAGTTGCGCTTTTGCTTTTGCTCCAGACCCATTTCCACCAGTAATTGTAATAGTAGGTTCTGAAATATAATCAAAACCACCATCAACTACTTGAATTTCATCAAATTGACCCTCTACTTCACAATACGCAATAGCTCCAGTTCCAACAGGATCTGAAATTGAAAGTATTGGTGGATTTATTACATCATAATTTGATCCTGGAGATAATACATTAATTTCTTCTAAAGGCCCATAGAAAATTTTATCTTTTGATTTGTAATTTAAAATTTCAACACCATTAACTAAAATTCCAATTGGACCGGAAGATGTATTTTCTGGATTCTCAATACTTTGTGGTTGTGAAATATTCCTTATTAATTTTTGATTATCTAAAGATTGGTCAGCAAATTCGCTTAAAGTAATTTGATTGTTTGTTACTGTAGAATTAAAAGAAATATAATTTCCATTATAAAGATTTGACCTACTTCTTGCAAGTTTTATGGTGGTAGAATTTACTCTCTTTACAAAATAAATACCGTCTTGAATACCTAGAGTATTTGTGGATGATACTGGAATATATGATATAGCATCTCCAGTATAAAATCCGTGATTTCCTACAATTAAATCAGTTCCAATAAATGTACCAGAAAAAGTTACAGATTTATTCTTAACTGTTAATGACTCATTTAAATAACTTGGTAAAGATGATGATGTCACATAAAAAGATCCATTTTGATCTTGATATGTGTTTTGAACATCAGTGCTGTATATGCTAGACGAAGGAAAATTTAAAAAATTAGATTTTTTAATTAATTTTTGAAACTTATCTTTTCTGGAAACATTTAATTGACCTTGACCGGTAATTATAAAGGATTTTTCATTTAAAATTTCAGAAACCGAAGAATTTACTTCAATACTATCAGTAAAAAATAACTTAATAATATCCCCAACAAACAAATTATGATTATCAAATGTAGTAATTCTGTACGAAAAATTTGATGAATCAACAATGGTTAATGTATCAATGTAATAAGTTGTTGCAATATTGAAAATCCAATTATTTGCTCTAACATCCTCAATATCTTTTCCAAGAGTTTTTAATTGAATTTTATTGCCATCAGTGTAATATTTTGTATCTGGTGGAATTTCTAGATCAGAAAGAACTCCAGTAATTCTAACTTTTACTACATTTTCCGTACCAATTCCAGAATAACCATAAGCATAAGAATTAATTCTTAAATTTTGTCCAGAAATTAAATTTTGATCAATTCCGGAACATCCATAAAATTGAGTATATGATTTTGAAGTATATGTAATAGTAGTAGAAGTTCCATTATCAAGATCGGCAATTAATGATCCCGATTTTGGAAATCCAACAGTCGAATCAACATCAATAACTGTGCTACCTATTTCAGCAGTTGTTATGAGTTTTGTTTGAGGGTGAATTGAAAAGGATCCAAATATTGATCCATCTACAATAATATCTTTATTGTAATCATAATCTAAACTTATTACATAATATTCTTTATTATCCCTTATAATTTTTTCTACATTATTAATAGATCCATATGCTTTTGAAAAATTAGAGTCCTGATCTTGATATAAAGTTCTATTGTTTAACTCAAGTGGATTTCCCTCCAAAGCATCAACAACTAAATCTCTACTAACACGATATTGGGCATTTGATGGAATAAAAAGATAATCTCTAGGTTTAATTACTTCAACATCTTCTCCATATAAAGCCCTGAAAAGAATTTCAAATGATTGATCTGTTCCTTTTGTTGAGTAAAAGTCTTTTGATTGCTTAATGAATAAATTTTGGTTTATATTTGAATATAATTCCCTTTCACCAAATCCAGGCGCAAACTGATTCTTTACTTTTCTAAAAAATTCTTTTAAAAACGTAATACTCAAATTGGATACTAAAGACCCATTTAAGTGTTCTTCAACATTTGAAGATGAAAATACTAAATGATCTGTCTTTGATGGATCTTGATAAGAGGTAACTCCACTAAATCCTCTTACACATCCATCAAATGTAGTATTTGTTTTGGAAGTATATGTAATGATTTCCGATCCGATCATTAACAATCCATATGATTCAGGAAATCCAAGTGTTGATGATACATTAATTGTATCATCACTAAAAGTGACATTTGAAGTAGTGACTGTCGAATCAACAAGATTAGTAAGTTGTTCTAATTTTAGATATTGGTCAATATTTTGAAGAATATCTAAAATTCCACCAGGATTTTCTAGTGAATTATAATATTCCGATAAAAATTCACTGACTAATGGAAACTCTTCCTTGACAAAAATTGGAAGTTGATTCTCAACAACTGAACTAATTTTGACTCTTGTATCTGCCATGTCTTTATTGTCTTATGCGACTGCCGTTTGTGTAACTTGTAGTAACATCATATAGTGATGCGGAAACATTTGCTCCAGAAGAAATATCATCAGTTTTCATATTTAAAATACTTCTATTAATATCTAGTTGCAAATAAAGATCTTGTTTTCCAAGAACATCATTAGAAACTGGAACTGCTGCAATTTCAATAATTGGTTCTCCACCAGAAGTTTTGGAGGTTGATAATACATTAATTGGATTTAATAAAATTTCACCTTTTTCATAATCAATAGTTCCTACAGAGTTTCTTTTAACTGTCGGTTGTGGAATATCTGGATTGGAAAATAAAAATATTGTTCCAGTTTTTCCATCTGAATTTGGTACATCGCCAATATAAACAGTCTCTGCAATTCCATCCACCACAAACCCAGAGGTTTTAATATTATATCCATTTGTGTTTTTAATGTGAAAAGCATTGCCAAAACAAATTTCATAGTTAGCAAATTGATTTAAAGCAACTCTTAAATCTCTTCTAATTTGAACTTTTGTAATATTAGATGTAATTGACTCATGGCTATCATCAACTATTTTTTGAAACTTACTATACTTAAATCTTGCTCCGTACTTATTTAATTCTGTAGAACTTACATATGTATTGATATTATTGCTTATTATACTTTTTACATAATCTGAACTTGGAGCTAAATTTGAATTATAATATGCAGTTGTATCCACTTCAACATAAAGATATTTTAAATCAAGAATTTCTGGAACTATTCCAGCAACACTATACTTTTTAAGTTCGTTTTTTAAATTATCTTTGATTGAATTTGAAATAAATGGTCCATTAAATGGTTTAATTGTAATGAAGACTTTTCCATATTGTGGAGGATCTAAATCCTCTCCACCAAATACAGATACTGATTGAGTTTCTGGGTATATTTTTGGAATTAATGATTCATAATCAGATGCAGTTACAGCGCGATTTTGTGCGGCATAAATTCTTGGTGCATACTTTTTGATTGAATCTATAGATTCAATTTGTTTTCCTCCCTGTGAGGAAGTATTTGTTGTTATTAAAGAAATACCAGTAGTAACAGTATTATTATTGTTATCTAATATTCTACCATTAAAAGAAAATGAAGAAACTCTGTTGCCACTTTCTCCATTAGTAATAATATAAGAAACATCAATGTAGTTTAAAGATTTTAGTTTCTCTCCAAATATACCATCACCAAAGATTAATTCGTATCTTTGATCTTCAATCTCTTGTAAAAAGAATACTCTAGATGTTGATGTAACTGAAAATAAGTTATCAGAAAGAATAAATTTTTTCGAATATGTACTTGCTTGTGTATCCCTAACCGACACCCTAATTGTTGAAGTATCTATATTTGCATTTTCTAGAATATATCTTTGTGGTGGTGCTGGATTTTCTGATTCAACTATAAAGTTAGTTGTTAAAAAAGTTCCTTCATAAATCTCAACATCCTCAAAAAATGCAATTCCGTTTACAACAGGAACTGTTATATCAGCAGGAATTGCAAAAGTATAACTTTCAGATCCAAAAGTACTTGAAGAGGTGCAGACAACACCTTTTTTTATAGTTAATGTAAGTGGATTTGTTGAAAAATTTGTCGTGTCTACAAAAAAGGAAATAGATGCTTTTGCTGCAGTTCTTGACCTTGGTACATATCCAATATTTCTTGCTAGTGAAACAACATTTTCTCTCAATGTTGCACTATCAATAAACACCTCATTGCTAATCATATTAGCATTATATGAGGAAATGTATGTATTGTATGCTAAAACATCAATTAAAGTTGAAAGATTAGATCCTTCAAAATCATAGTCAGTAAAATTTGAATTCGATCTAAGATAATCTCTTATCGAAGTTTTAATTTGATCAAAATCTAAATTTGTAAAGTTTACTAATGCCATTTATCGTGTTGGCTGAAGTGCAAATGATAATTGTTGCGGAAGAACATCAATTCCCACAATACGATAGTTCACAGTAACGTTAAATTCACCATTGTCGTAGTTTGGTGCGACAACTACATCAATTAAATTTACTCTAGGTTCATAATTTCTAATAGTATTTTCAATTTCATCTTTGATGATCGATGCAGAAATTTCATCTATGTTCTCAAAGA